CTTTAGCGGAAGCAGCTTTAGTTATGGCAGTAATGGCAGTTGGGGTAGCAATAGGAGCGACAATAGAAACAGTAAATAAAGTTTGAATAGCTAAATCTTTTGTTATAGTTCCTGTAAAAGTTTTAGTTACACCGTCAGCAGTAGCACCAATAACACCAGTCTTATAAGTATAAGGAGCGTTATTAGGACCAGCCATATAAGAAACCTGAGAACCATCAACTGCAGACACAAATAAATCATTGATATTATTTCCGCTAGTTAAACCTTTTCTATTCCAAAGCATTAAACGTGATTGATTAGCTGAGATATATCCCCTATATTCTAAAGAGTTTAAATTAATCGGGTTGATAGGATTAGTAACCATTACTTTGTAGATTGACGAGTTTGGAGAAGATAATAAAATCTGATTACCTGAAAAACTTTGATAAGAAAGAACAGAAACATCATCATTTATGGCCGAATCAGGAAGTAAATCACTTCCAGATTCAATATAGGTGTTTGTAGTTATGTCGTAATAAAAGAGTTTACGACCAGAAGTAAAAAATGGGACTTGAGTGCCGTCTTGTTTTATTCCAACAGTCAAACCTGATACTGGGGTAGATGACCCACTATCAGAACCATTTAAAAAAGCAGTTCCGCGTCTAAGTTCGATATGATCGCCGTAATACTTGCCGTCTTTTTCAGCGGCACCAGTCATCCAATTTAAACTATCAGGAGAAGTTCCCGGTGTCATCGCATCTAAATTTTTTAAAGAAGTATTTAAACCTCCAAAAGATGAAACAACGAAATCCGCTAACTTTCCTTTTGATGCTTTTCTAGCCATATATTAAACAGTTAATTATTATTATCTCCGACTATGTTTGAATTGAATGATGAACCACTTCCAATGCCCTGATAATTATCAATTCCCTCTAATTGGCTTTCTTGTAAACCACCGTCCCATTCAATCATCATCTTTTCAATAACCGCCGCCCCCTTAGCAATCATTTCTCCTTGCTGAACATTGACAATATCATAGTCAAACATTTCTCTATAAGTCTTTGCCACATCATAGGCTAGGATAGGAGCAAACTGACCAGGAAAAGCCCACTCGGTTTCAGCATCAATATCAGCTGACCCAGCAATATAAAATTCATTTAAAGTATATTGTTGGTCTAAGATACCGCATAAGAAAAACTTTTTATTCTTTAAATCAATATAGAATTTAGAGTTATCATCCTTATATTCGTGCATTCTTTCTAGCGGTATTTCTTTATACCATCTAAATGTTATTCCGTCTTGAGCTACGCCGACCAAAGAACGATTTGGTGAGTAATGATTAAGAAAATCACTAGGTAAAGTAAACGGAGTCAAATACATACTGTTATTGATAGTATTTTGTTGCGGTGTAGCAATATTTGATGTGTCTTTTTTTCTTAAAATTACCCAAGGACGTGATTGCTCTCTATTTGATTTTGATAAATTTAAAAGCCAAAAGAACGTAGTCGTGTCCATTTGATAACCCAAAAGAAGTTTCGATGTTAAGTCGTAGAGATTTTGTCCGTTGAACTGCATATTGTTATCTTAAATTAGTATCTAAAGCTAAACCAAGTCTCTTATTATATTGCATCTGAGTAATGGCAGAAATTAAAGCTCCATCTTTATCATCAGCCAGTTTTAATTCTTCAATCATTGACCAGTAAACAGATTTAGTAATGTCCATATTATCCCCAGCTTGAATTTTATCTAAAGCTAAAGCATCAGTATCCGATAAAGTAGTAAAACCTTTATTATTACCATCGAATGCTAAATAAGTTGGCCAATCTGGGTAAACTTTTTTAACACCAGACTGGATTAAGTAGATTGATGGGTTGTTTTTCTTCTTAACGTTCTTGCTATCAAACTTATTGATAAACGAGGCGGTGTCTGTTCCTAAATCTAAATTACAATAACATCCGTATCCTGGTTGATTCATTTCACGAACTAAGAAGTCCATTTCTACATAGAACTTTCCAGCATCTCCCCACTGAGCACTATATGAATTTTGAATAATAAAAACTTTATGTCCTTGATAATTTAAGTCATAACCGATTATTGCTAGAGCGTGACCACCTACAAAATAACCTAAAGCTTTAGTAATAATCCAAGGAGCGGAGAAACCACCGCCTTGGTTATAACCAGAATACCAAGGAATAGCCACATGACATCTTCTTCCTTGATCAAGAAGTTGTAGAATCTGGTCTTTAGTGCTTACTGACCAGAAAGAGCTAATTTTATGACCAGATGCTTTATTCTGGTCTAAAGAAGTATTTACATAACCATTGAAATCATTAGATACAGAGTAATTTCCATCCGGTAAATCTTTTTCTTCCATCTCCCCCCAGTCCTTTAAAACTTGTTGGGCATATCTCAGACTAGAGTTTCCATTTCCTTGAATATAGTTAGAACGCCAAGATTGCGAAACTAAAGATCGAACCGATAAGATAACGCCTTCGTCTGGTTCTTTACATACAGTTGCAGAATTAAAAACACAGGTATTAAAATGATTTTGGTCTTTAACGCTTAAAGTTGGAAGCAAAACACGGCTAGACTTTGGAGAATAAGCACCTAATCCAAAAAAACTACCTAATTGAAAGTCTCTATCATCATCTTCGAGCAGTCTGTAGCCAGAACCTTTAAAAGAACCAAATATATAAGGTAAAAAATGCTTTATTTTATAGACGATTTGCTCTTTGTCTAACATATGTTTAATAATTAATTTTTTAGTTAGGGGAACATTTTGCTCCCCATTCTTTTAGACTTAGAAATCTCTAAGTTGCGGATACAATTCATAGGGTTGTTTCTTTTTAGAAATAACGAATAATATCCATCGTTTCAACCAAGTTGGTCTATCCAGTTTTTCTGTATGTTCGTGTAGTTGGTTAAATTCTCCGTGGCACTTTTGGCACACTTCAACTCTTAACGTGCTATTTGGATATACATTTACAGGAAAGACGTGATGGAATGTTCTATGGTTATGTTTGCCATAAATGTTTCCGCAGATTGGGCAATTGCCAATGTCTTTCATTTCTCATTCCCTTTCTTTTTTTAATCAAGTTTTTTACCTCTTAAATAGTTATTTATTCCATCTACTCCTGTCTTAATATCTGATAATTGAGTGCACATCGCATTAAACTCAGAGCGACTTGGAGCATCTTTAGCTTCTAAAAATTGAACTCTAGCGAACAGAGTTCCCAGCCAGATAGCGGCTCCTAATAAACCTATTGCTAAGCTTAAAGGGATTAAGGTATTTTGAGTTATTGCTCCAAGTTTGTGTAAAGACATAAGACGTTTAGATTATTTTTTAGAACCAACACCTAAAATATTACCTTGTTCATCACTTCCTAATTGCTTCAAAATATAAGCAAGAGCGGCAGTTAAAGCAACAATACCAATTTGTTTGTAATCAATAGCTTGACTTGAAGTTAATAGTTGATAGACAAGTGTTAGGACGGCAGTAATAACCGCCATAACTAAACCTTTTAACCAATCCCCTAAATTTAAGTTTCCAATTTGAGTGTTCATAAATTTATAATTAATTTATTAATTAAAAAACATAAAGAAATTTGAATTATTAGAAATAGCCTCAGTAAAAGTAATATTTCCACTTACTATAAATGTAGCAATAGAATCAGCCCCGCTAGTTGTGATAGTATTACCAGTTCCAGTAATACTAGCTATTCCCATTGAAGATGTTGGCCAGGATAAAATAACTATACCAGAGCCACCATTACCGCCGTTACCAACACCTAAAACTCCTCCACTATAAGAATAACCAGCACCTCCACCTCCACCACCAGTATTTGCTGTTCCATTTCCACCAGCTGCTCCGTCATTTGTTCCGTTTCCGCCCCCACCATTACCGCCATTGCCAGCAAGAGTATTTCCATTTAAATATCCACCACCTCCTCCACCACCAGCTAAATAATAAGTTCCACTAACATTTTGACCAGAAGTAGAACCGGTAATAGGATTTACGACACCAACCCCACCATGATTTAGAGTTGTTCCAGTTGTTCCTAATCCACCAGCTCCACCTCCTCCACCGCCACATTGACCAAAAGGGGCACTATCATTACCTCTGCCACCTTGATAACCCTGTGAAGCTGCCCCTATTGTAGCTGACGCTCCGTGAACACCTCCGCTTGAACCACCACCAGAGCCAATACCAGATGTATTAGAAACTCCACCCCCTCCGCCATTAGCTGTTATAGTCGAAAAAGTTGAGTTAAAACCATTGGAACCGGCATCATTAGCTGCTGTTGCTCCATTTCCTCCATTACCAACTACAATAGAATATTGCTGTATAGATACGGCAAAAGAAGAATTATATTGATAACCTCCAGCACCACCACCGCCAGAAATACCCTTTCCTCCTCCTCCTCCTCCAGCTACTACTAAAGCTTTTATATTAACAGATGAAACTCCTAATAATTTTGACTCAGTAAATTGATTGCTAACTACTCTAGTATTATAAACATTCAAAGAAACAAATAATGTGCTTATTAATAAAGTTGATATTAAGAATAGTTTTTTAAATAGTTTCATACTAGAAGTTGTTTAAAAATGCGATTAAATTCCAACGAGAAGTTAAAGAACTCCAAATAAATCCTAAATACATTGTTTTGCTTGCGACTGTAGTGCTAGGTAAAGCCAAATCACTTGAAGTAGCAAATCCACCTGTCGAAGTCGCGAATGTTAAAGCTCTTGGAGTAGCATCTGGGGTAATTCTTAAGACAAGTTTCTGTCCGTCTGTTGGCGTTCCACTTGGAGCGTTAATTGTAAGGGCACTAGCTAGGGCCGTAATCGTGTATTGGTCAGTTGTATCACTATTTATCGTCAAAGATGTTGTCGTTGCTGTAGTGACAATTCTAGGGGTTACACGCTTATTCGTTAGAGTGTCAGTGCTTGAAATAGTTGGCACTGTTACGCCCTCTACAGAAATAACACCAGCACTTACTCTTGCTATGGTTGTGTCAGCGTTGCCTAAGTCTAAACTAAGGGCAGAAAATGCTTGTGAGATACTACCTGCTAATTGAGAATAAACTGTGTCAAAGTAAGTCTTTAAACTTGATTTGATATTAGACCAAGTGATATAACGTAAAATACTTGTGCTACTAAAAGCAAAGCGATCGGTATCAGCTGGCGTTGTCGTGGATGTAGAACCATTAATAAGAACACCGATAGTTGAAGTGCTTTCATTCCCCGTATTAGTTCCTGAAAGATTAGAACCGGTTACAGTTCCAACAACTGCTAATCCAGTATCAGATATTGTTGCCCTTAAGTTAGCGGCTAAAGTTCCGCCTGTATGAAATTTTAATACTTTACCAGTTGATTGAGTTCCGACTGCTAAATCTCCACCATTAGAATAAAGATAAGAACTTAAAGCACCGCCTATTGTATAACCAGCATCATTATAAGTTGAAGAGTTAATTCCTAAATCTATATAATTTGCTGAATCTGTCCCAGTATTTGCGGTTGCTACTAAATCCGAAGAAGCGGAAGTTCCTGAACTTGTATTTTGAATATTTAATTGAGCCGTTGCTGTGCTAGAAGCTACACCTTGAAAAACATTCCCAGTTGAAAGAAATGTTTTTGTTCCAACTGCTAATCTATTATTAGTTGAGTCGTAGAAAAAATTATTATTATCTTGAGAGATAGTTGTGCCGTTTGAGAATAGAACTGAACCAGTGGTTAAATCTGGCAAAGTAAATGTTCCCTTAGCGTTAAGTTGAGTTTGGATAGCAGAAGTAACCCCCTTAATATAAGAAAGTTCTGTAAGACTTGGGTAGGTGGCAACTGGTAAAGTTCCGATAGCTGATGAGCTAGACCAATAAGCAAGTTCGTTAGTCGTTCCTGTGCCTGTTACTGGGTTAGTTAATGAGGCTTGTTTACCATTTAACTGAGTCTGTATTGCGCTTGTAACACCTTTTAAGTAAGTAAGTTCAGTTAAGCTAGGATAAGTTGCTACAGGCAAACTAACTATATTCTTAGAAGCATCTGTGCCAAGTATTTGAGAAGCAGTAAGATAAGAACCATTAATTGACGTGGCAAAAGTAGGAGATGTTAGGGGAGCATAAGTCGATGCCGCAGTTGTTGTTGAAAGATATTGGGTCAAAGAACTAGAAGTTATAAATCCACTGTCATTATTTAATGTTGAAATATTTAATCCTGATATTGATGTTAAATAACTTCCTGCTGGTTGTTTATTATTAAAAGTTGTCCAATCGGCACTAGATAAAAGACCGCGGTTAGAAGCTGAAGCAGTTGGTAAATTAAAAGTAACTGAACCGGTAGAAGTTGCTAAATTAAAATTACTTCCGCTTGTTCCGGTTAAGAAAGAAAAATCAGGTCCACTTGCTCCATTGATTGTAGTTGTGGCAGAACTACCACCACTACCAGTAGATGGTGCCCAAATAGGAGTTCCACTTGATACTGTGAGGACTTGTCCATTAGAACCAATACCCAATTTAGTAGGAGTGCCAGCGGTAGCACCAATAATCATATCCCCCGCAGTAGTCATTGGATTAGTCATTCCTCTCGTTGGCGCGTATTCTCCAATTGTCTTATTGTTGACCCCAAATAAACCAGAAACTATGGCTACAAATGATAATAAAAATATTTTAATAGAGTTTAACATAAATCTAAATTTAGTTTCCTAATAACTTTTTTGCTTGTTTTAAATAATCTTCTTCATTTTGATAATCCTTTTCAGTGTCATCAAAAATCTTTGTTAAACTTTCTTTTAATCCTTGAATCTTTCGGTAATTGTATTGATTAATCTTTCCATCAATGCCTTTAGTGTTATTAGTTAATTCTTCCAAGACTGAGGCAACCTTTTTAAAGTTATCTCCGACTTCGCCGCTAAACTTCTCTAATCTTGACTGACTGTCAATTATTGAGTTTCCTAGTTTGTTACCATTTTCTTCCATTAACAATTCGAAGTGGCCAGATAATTCTTCTTTTAACTGTTTAATAACGTTAGAAAATAAAACAGATAATTCTTCTTTAACGCTTGATAACATTTTACCGTTTTCGCCATGAAGTTCGGTTAATTTATGTAAACCTCCCTCTAAAATATCGTTCTTATCATAAATTCCCATTAAAGAGTCGTGAAATGTTTGAAAATATGGGCTCATATTCTTGTTTAAGCCTAATTCCATATCTTCCATACCGAAACCTTTAGGAAGTTTATACCCCTTAAGTTCTTCCCGGACTATTTCAGCAATCATTTTAGGAGTAAGACCGTCACTTCCGCCACCAGAAAAACCGATAGATGGACTAGCAAGCGTAAAGACTAGATGCTCCACATTCTTGGTATCATACTGTTGCGACAGAGTGGTGTGCTGTGCGTCTGTATAAACATAATAGGTAATATCTATCGGAACGCCATTAGTATCGTCTCCTGGGGTCAAATACTGGCCTGTATATCTATTTCCGCCAGAGTTCACTAAATCAACAGTCCGCCAAACTTGGCCACTGTTAGAAAGTCTTATGATCGCGCGAATATAATAAGTCGCTGGGTCATCAGGGAATATTTGATAAACTAAAGGATATTGAATTCTTGGTTGTAATTGTGACACAGATTTAATGTTTAATAATTAAAATCTACTTTTCGATAATAGTGACAGTTGATGTTGAACTTGTAGCAATACCAGTAATTGAGCCAGTATAATTTTTAGTATTATTTATTTCAAAACAATCAGTCGAGTTTAATATATACCCCTTTGCTACAACGGCAGCAGCATTAAAAGACAAATAAACAGTGTTAGCTCCGTTATTACAAACCGAAGCGAATTGTCTATTGCCATTAAATGACATGATAGTTGTGCTTGTTGAAGCTGAGACGGCTACCGAACTATTAGTAGCAGAAGCAAATAGATTAGGGACGTTTGAGTCGCCAATTGTTTTGCTACTCGATTTATCAAGAGCAATTGCCATTAAACCGATAACTAATACGGTGGCTAGTGTTAATAAAATTTTTGATAACTTGTTCATATTTTTTAGATTATTAATTAAATTCTCTATAAGGGGGCGGAGTTCCGCCCACCTAAGAAAATTCGATTAGTTCGTAATATTTACTAAATACGCTTTATAAGTATTAGCGGTATCTCTTACTACTCTTAATAAACCATATTTACCAGCGGCGATAGTCGCACTCGAAGTATAACCGAGTGTTCCACCAGCACCAGCAGCAATAGTTGTCGAAGTTCCAACAGAGTTTATATTGTTTTCTGCAAACTGACCGACAGACGTTAAACAAGTAGTGAATAATGTCGATGTGGCAGGTAAAGTCACAGTTAATGCACCAGCTAGAGGTGTAGAAATAAATGTAGAAGCAGAACAACCTTGAGCCGCTGTTAAAGTATAAGCGGTTGAAGATGTTGCAATTGATAATACAGAACTAGGTCCACCTTGAACTAGATTATTAGCAGTTATTAAACCTGTGGAAGTAATTGCACCAGTAGTAGAAACAGCACCAGCTGAACTAACAGCTAACTGGTTAGTCGAGCCTACATTGATACCACTTGTGAAATTAAATGCTTCGTTTTGCACTTGGGTGCCTAGATTAGCAACCCCAGCGCCGTGGATGGAAAAACCAAACACAGCACCGATTACTAAAGCTACTAACCCAATTAAGATTTTATTTTTATTCATATAGATTAAAAATTAAGTTAATTAAAGGTTAGAAAGATACCATTGGGGATGAGCCTGCAGCACCATAAGAAGAGCTGTCAATCTTAACATCAATGATTTGATAGGATTGGTCAGTGAATACTTTAACACCATACAAATCCCAGAAAACAAAGTCATGAGCGACTTGTCCTGATACTGGGTTTTCATATAAGTGAACTTCTTTCTGCATCAATAAAGATACGGATTGAGAAGTAGCGAAAAGTAAATGCTGACATTGATAACCCCAAGCAGCACCATTAGAAGCGGCTACATTAGCGACTGGGATGTTTCCTTGTCCTTTAACGAACAAATCAACATAAGTTCCAGCAGCGTTAGAAGCGGCACCTAAAGAAGCACTAGCAGTTTGAACAGCATAGATGTTTCTTAATAGTCTGATTTGAGCTGTAGTTAATGAAGCCTTAACAAATGGAGCAAAACCAGTAGTAGCAGTTTCAGCAATAGTTGTGTAAGGAGCATTTAAAGCAGCTACTAAATTAGCAACCGTGTCAGCAATAGCAGTTCCGATTTTAACATTACCTGCAGTAGCTCCTAGAGTGGATTTGAAAGTAAATGTTAAAGCCTGAGAAACTCCTTTAACGGAAACACCACTTAATAAAGTAATAGTATCGCCATCTGATGGGTTTGTAGCACCAACATTTAATACACCCTCCCAAGGTAAAGTGTTACCTGTGAATAGGTTATGTCCCATGAATAAACCAGCATGACCATTGCGGGAAATAGTATCTCCTAAAACAGTAGTTTTCCCACCAATATATTGAAGTAAAGTTGTGTAAAGTTGAGGAGTAATCGCTGCGCATAAAGCATCAGAGATAGTTTCTAACTTAACATCACTCTTTAAACTCTTATTTGGATCATAAACTACATTAGCTAACTGGAAGATTTGAATAGCAGTAGTAAAGATAGGCATAACATTGTTAATACCTAAAGCGATTGGCTTACCAGCTACACCACCTGCTGGGTTTAAAACAGCATCATCAATATAACTAGCAGCACCCTGTTGCATTGCGAATAGAGCTTCTGCATCAACCTGTAACCAAAGAGCGTTAGCAGCCTTTTCAGCATACTTAGTTTGACTCTTTAAGTGGTCTTGCATTTTTTGCCATTCTACAATTTGGTAGGATGCTTCATCTTTGATATTAACAACACCGGACTCGTTGCTGTTAGTGAAAGATTGAACACTATAGGAACCATTGGCACCCATAGAATTAACCGCTAAATCAGAAGCGAATTGACGGTTGAAAGTTGCACCCATTTCTAAACCTGGAGTGAATTTTTCAACTGAAAAAGCTCTAAATAATGGCTTTTTGTAATGGGAAACTTCGAACTTTCGTTCCCATACTTGTTGTAACGAATATGTGTTTGCGATATGTTTGGGTTTGTATCAACTAAACTTAGTTAGTTGACAGGGTATTATTTAATTAATACCAAAATTAAGTTCTACTTGGATTTTGAATTTTCCATCCATCAGATTCTTCTTCTTGACGAGCTTGTTCGTCCATTTCTCTATCCATCTTTTCTAAATCACGGATAGGAATATCTTTAGCGTGACGGCCCTTATATTTTTCTTCTAAGTTAGGTTTTTCTTCCCTATCTTCTAAGTAATTATCCCTAGACTCAAAAGTTCTAGATGGTCGTGACTTTAAGATTTCTTGAAAGATAGCTTTGTTTTTGAAGTAGACATAATCAAATTCCTTATCAGCGAATTGAGGTGCGTGGGCCAAATCATCCATAGCCTTTTGGGCTTGTTCGATTTGTTCCCTGCTCGCTCCTTTAAACTCACTGCGGAGGGTGGTGCTTTCAAACTCTTTCCAGTCTGTTTGGAATAACTTTTCATCCTCAGTGACGGCAAGTTTTTCTTTAATAGACTCGATTTCTTGTTCGTTAGCAGCGGTAGCAGGTTTAGAGAAAATCTTTGATAGAGCTCTGATTTGCTTTTCAGTGGCGATTAATGTTTCTTCCGAAGCATCTTCGCCAGCTAACTCTTTAGCAGCTTCTCTAATTTTCTCTTCCTCGACTTTGCCATTCTCTAAGGCATCAAATTTAGATGACTTTTCAAGTAGCCCAGCCTTTTCCGCTTCCCATTCCTCTTTTTCTTTTTGGAATTGTCGATTTTCTTTACGGATTTGGTTAAATTCCTTGTAAATACTTCCCTTTGGTTTTTTAGATTTGGAATCTTCCTCCTCCTCGGATTCCTCTTCCTCCTCTTCTTCCTCATCGTCCTCGAATTGAGATTCTTCTTCATCGGATTCCTCCTCGGATTCCTCTTCCTCTTCGGACTCTTCTTCGTCATCCTCAGTAGTTATACCTAACTCTAAGGCATCTTTTTCCATCTCATCTAATTCTTTACCCATATAATTCCTTTTTAATGCGCAGTGTGAAGCGCAGTTTATTTATTAACAATGAGGTAAACGCCCTCAAATCCTTGTTTCGTCTTGCGACAGGCGAGTGGAAACGCCAAACTAATATCTAAAACTACTTAGCTTCTTCGGCCTCTTTAGCTTCAACTAAAGCGGTTAAATTAGCAGTAGAAATATTCGCTGCGAATGGAATACCTAGAGACTCAGCCTTTGCCTTTAATAAATCTCTAGCTGACAATTCTTTTCCAGTAGCATCTAACTTAGCTGGTTTAATATCTAAACCCTCAACAGATGCAATATTATGAGGATAGTTTGCTACATAACTCTTAGCAATTTCCTTATAATCTTTACCATGTAACTCTTCGCTAAATTCTCTTACCATGCCGTGAGTTGGAACGGCTACTTTGTGAAATACTTTTACGGACATACTTTTGTAACTATTAGTTGTAACTATTAGTTGTAATTAGTTTATAAATTAATCTTTAAACTTTAACTTAGCTCTTTCTGCTGGAGATGGAGCACCGGTCATTGAACCTGTGCGGTCATCTGGGCCAGAGCTATCCATAATAGGAATGTTTGGTTTAACGCCATTTTTAGTCATTGGAGCTTTCATACCGCGCATAACTCTCTTACCACCTGTAACTTGCTTTACCATTTCTTTTGCTTTGGTTGGAACGGCTCCTTTAGAACCCATTTTAGCAACACCAGCGTTTGGTTTTTTAATTGGCTTAATCATATAATTTTAATTAGCTTCTATCTCTTTCTCAATGGAAGAGATTTTTTTATTATTTTCTTCTAAAGAATAATGTGACAATAACATTTCTGTTAAATCTTTTAAGTTAAACAAACTTTCTCTTTGGTCTACTGACATTGTTCGATTAGTAAGCAATTCCTCGTGAATGTTTTGTAACTTATCGACCAATTGATTTGCGATCGCAATTGATTGAGGAAGTTCTAAATAGTTTTTTTCTAGTTCGAGCTCATCAAGTTGCTTGTCCCATTCATTGAATACGGCCAACGCACTTGAATCCCAGTCCTCTCGCTTTCGAAGTGTATTAAGTTTTTTCTTGACTTCCATCATAAAGTTATCGTTGTGAAACTTCTACGGGAGTGGGTTGGCCACCTCCCATTGTTGGCTCGGGTGTCTTTTGGGCAAATCCTCCGCCATCAGGTGCTCCTGGGGCTCCGGTAGGAGCACCTGGTTGGTTAGGAGGGGTGGCTCCTGGCTGAGCTGGTGGTTGATAAGCTTTGGTTCTCAGTGCGAGTTGCATCATATTCTCCATTACTATTTCGTTGTGCTTTTCAGCAAATTGAATAAATTTAGGGAATTTATCATCGAGTGACAGTTTATGACCAACGGCAAAGTCCATAATCTTTCTTAAAAATATCGTAGTAGCGTGCCAACAAACTTCTGGCTCTTTTCCTTTAATCAAATCTTTAATAGCATCATCTGCAGAACTAAGTTGGTCTTGCTCCTTACCTTGACCTCGAATATCTAAAGCATCATCAATTTCGTCTTGTTCAAAACCTCCAATGTCCGATAGTAAATGTCGTCTTTTCCAGTCAGGATTAATTCCAGGGTCTTGTCCTAATAAACTTAACGCCTTTTCCTTTTGAGCTTTACGTAAAGCATCTTCCTGGGCTTGTTCTTTAGTTGATATAATTTCAATATCATCTTTGTCAATCCGAACTTCTTTTAATTGTTTAACAAAGTCGAAACCAAGTTCAGGACCCAACATATCTAAAGCTTCTTTATCAGTTAAGTTTTCTTTAAGTCCAGAAATGAAGCGAAGAGCGACTTGGCCCCAACATTCTTGATAGGAGTGGGAGCGATAATCTACTCTCTTAGTCATTTGCTGAATTTCAGCGTAGACGATGTTATTATTCTTCTTTCCCCCCTTGCTAGGAGCGTTCTGGTAGATACCTGTAGCTTTTCCTGTAAATTCATCAAGCCAAGAGATTAAATCGACTGTGCCTGACATTTCAGGGGTTTGAAAGGCATATGTAGCCTCACTCAAACGTCTTGCTCCGCCAAATGTATCAACAGGGACTAAACAATCAGGACGGCTTTGAGCTTCATCGAGCTTGGCCACGTTCTTGATCATGTCCTTATCATACAACTTGGCGTTCATCATTCTCTTCTGTCTATTGGTTAAGTCTTGATTAAACAAATCAATGATGGACTTAGCAATAGGCATTAAGATGTCAGCCAACATTGAAGTTGACCAGAAAACCTTAATATCTTCGTGAGTAGCGTAAGAAGTATAAGGGTATAAGCCAGATGGTTCTAAGTCTTTCAACTCATCAGCTTTTAATAAAATCTTATTCCAAGGGTCAAATAGTAAATGGTATCTCTTACCGTATTTAGTTAAATTCCACTCGCAAAGGTTAACAGTAACTTCTCCAACATAATTATTAGAGTCAGGGTCTAACCCTAAAGACTTAAAGCGAGTCATACTAGCTTCATTGGCCTCACTTAATTTCTGTTGGTATTCATTGTCGCCAATGATTGTTAACAGTTCGTCCACATTCTCTTTAATGTAGTAATCGTCCTCTGCGCCTTTAGTTAATTCATCTTTGGTTTTAAAGATGCCCTCTTCTCCACAGAACAAATGGCGCTCTAAAATGCCACCACCTTTAGGTTGACAATGGAACTCCTGAGGGTCAACACATTCCAAATTGTTTTGATATGGGTTAGCAACTGACCAAGACTTTAAGACAGCTCGTCCAGTAGCACCACAAAACTTACGACTAGCACGGTCTTTATAATCCCATAGAGCATTATTTTTTAATGACTTCTTAGCAATGTTAATAGCTTCGTTAATACCTTTAATAGCCTGGAAGTTCTTACCAGCGTTATTTTTAATCTTAATAGTAACTGGGTCGTCTAAGTCTCCTAAGAAAGTTTCAAACAAACCTTGAAGCACTGGCAATGGAACATTAAACTGAGTTCTTAGTTTCTTTTTAGTATCGCCATCAAGCAAAGCGATAGCCTCATTAATCTTAACAAAACGCTTAGCCTTATAGTCTGTTGAGACCTTAAGCTGTATAAGCGCTGTCTTTAATAAATTTTCTCCTAATCGTTTTGATACTGGCATATTATTTATTCTTCATCAAACCCATTCCATGGGGCTTGCTTATAATTATCTTGGACCACCGACTCGTTATTATTTATAAACGGATTGTTATTTTCTGGGTATAAATTGTTATTTATTTGTCCTGCATCTTCATAGTCACTACTTGGCTCATAAGGTTTCTGTTGATACTCGTCTTGCTTATCAGCTGACTCCTTTAATATAAACCACATTCTCATCATGAAACAATCTCCAAAATCAGGACTTCTGCCTAACTCTTTTTTCATTTCTTTCTTATCAATAATATAAAGCTTTTTATCGGAGTCAGGGTTCTTCTTTTTATATTGTTCAATATCAGATGCCAATAATTCTTTGGCTTTCTCGTCAGTGAAACTAACACTTGCTTTATGTTCATTAATTATATCAGACATCTTATAGCAACACTGAGCGCGTAAATTACCAAAGTTTTGTTTAAGTTGATCTGGGTTAGCTGGATTAGGATTAACTAATGGAGAACGATTACCCATGAAACCTTTAACACCTCTTAACCTTTTATCATCAACTAAGCCACCACCAACACCATCTTCATCAATCAATATATTCTCATATGGTATCTTCTCTTGCTTGGCAAACTCTATAATGTCATCAGCAGTTTTATCTAATCCCTGCTTAGTCTTGTAAACTACTTTATACCAATTAAGACCTGACCAGAAACTAAAAACAATTAAGTCTCCTCCATATCTTGCCGCATCAACTATTAAGAACTTTTCTGACGATGGTTTAATGGTATTACTGAATAAACTATTTATTGCTTCAAAACTAGTCATAGAATTATTATCGTCTTCATACTCCCAATTACCATCCTTAAGTCTAGACCTCATAACTCCATCCTTAAGCTTATCTAGTTGTTTACCATATGACTCTGATATAAAAGGATTATCGGAATACTTTGCTTGAATAAAGGCTTGACCCGGTAATAAAGTCCCAAGTTTCCATGGCTTATAAAACAATCTATAAGTCCAATTCTTCTTAGGATTGCCACCGCAAAGTAGTGTAGGCCTTACTATATCAACCATATGACGACCAATTCTAGAATTTAATACATCATAAGCTAAGAAGTTTATTTCCCCAGCTTCATCAATAGCACCATCGCAGAACTCTAACGAACCAAATCTTTCATATAATGGATCAGATGGAAGAAACTTTAAATCTAGTAAATCTATCCGGCTTCCATTGTTAAACTGTATATAATGATATTGGCCATTCAAATGCCAATCAGTTGATGGTATTTTATGATACTTACAAACTTTCATCCAAGTAAGATAGGTTGACTGCATTAATCTGGTTAACTCTTCTCTACCAATAAATGAACGATAACCTGGGTATAGGTAGCAGTTTATTAATCTACTCTCACATATAAGCCAACTCTTTCCTCCGCCAGCCGCTCCACCATAAAATATTTCGTCTTTACTTTGAAGAGCTTGGTAGACTTCATGCTGTCTTAATGTTGGTGTTATGTTTATCGTTGCCATTTGGGATTATATAATTAATACCTTCAATCTTTTCTCCTAAAGTAGTATGGTCAATCTTTTCAACAAATTTTCCTTTCAACTTATAATAAGAATCAATAGCTCTTATCTTAACTTCATCTTTGGAATTAGCCACCAATTTAAAGTGTTCTCTCTTAACCGCATTATCATTAAAAGCTCTCTCTTCTAGTATCTCATCAATACGCTTAGCAATATTAGGTTTTCTTAAGTATTCAGTGGCCATTACTGCCGCAGTATTCATTGCTCTTTTTTTTCTCTTACTTATATCTATCAATTCTTTATTCCATTTAATTACATCTGCTCTTTTCTTAGGCTTCTCTGGCAATTCTTTATCAAATAAATCTTTATCAATAATATCAAAAGCATTTAAAGCGGCTATAGTTCCGTTGCCAATACTATCAACCCATTCCTGACAAAATATCTCTTGCTTTAAGGTGGTGGAGTCCATTACAGATTTAACAGTTTTAGGTTTTGTTTTCTTTCCTGGCATATAATTAATTATTCTCTAACCTTTAACCCAGTTCGCTTCTCGAATTCTAATTGATCTTCAAACTTTTTATTACCTAAACAAGTGCTAGCAACTCTTCTGTAATTAATATAATAATTATAAGAACAAATGCCACGAAGATTGAACTTTATATTTGAAATATTGAATCCTTTATGTAATGAGATAAGTTCATCAGGGCTAGAAATGCTGAGTTCTATTTTATCTATAAACTCCTGCTGTTTTTTTAACTCTTCATCGGAATAATGCTTTGGGTCGTTGATTACTCCAAAACATCCACAGTTAGGACAAACGAGCATAGATATCGCTATACCTTTCTTAATAACCAAATTCTGTCTATGGTTGCAATTAGTGCAAACCACTTTAGCTTGATATGATTCCATAAATTTAAGTTTAATTATTAACTTGACGAGGAATTGGGAGTCGAACCCAAGTCGGTGGTGCTTTTCAAAAGTTTGCGTAAACCATTTACTCCACCCCACTGTTCTACCGTTGCACTATTCCACCATTCAGGGAGTGTTTCCTCCCCGATCCCCTTACATCATTACCTAGGTAAGACGAAGAGCTGTTTTATATTAATCGGAGATTAACCGACAATAAATTATTTTTTTCCAAACATTTTCTTTATTCTACTATCTCTAGCAAGTAAAGGAACTTTTAGCTTTAAGATTAAACCCTCTAAGACGAGTAAGGCTTTATTAGGTTGACCTCTCCAATGGGTTTTTATATCTTCAAAGAAACCAACCATCAATCTTACTTCTTCCTCCGTGAACTCTATATTAATATCTTTTGACATAAAGTTAAGCCTTAGCTTATTTATCATCTTTGCTTTCGTTAACTGGAATAGTAATAGCGGCTTCTTTAGCAACTGGTTTGATTAAATCCTCTTCTTCTAAACTGACAACAGTAGGGCGACCTAGTCTTAAATCATCAATTAATGTCTGGTAGGCGTTGATACTAACAGTGTTTACTTTAATCTGGGCGATAGCTTCGTTCTTCTGGGAGATAAGCTTATTAGATACTTCATTAAAGCTTTCTGTCTGGTCTGGGTTTACGGTTGTAGCTCTAAGTTCTTCTAGATTCTTATCAGTTAGCTGAACCACTGTGATGTAGTGGTTCTTGTTATTCAAGCAAGTAAGCAACTTAGTTTCTATGGCAATAATCTGGTCGCTTAAAAGTTTATCGGTCTCGGCCACGATTACCACTTTGTCATTAAAGACATTTAGGTTTAATGATTCTTTAGCACTAGCTTCCTCAATAAATTTATTCATTGCTTCTCCCTCTGTTAAAAGGAATGATGTGACTTTTTTCATAAAAGTTTTTGTTATTTTTATTAAATTATTTAAAATTGATTACCAACACCGGTAAGGGTATTGGTTTATGAAAAAAATCATGCTTCTTTACCTTATCGCTAAGGCTTAAAAGAACACTGCTTGTAAGGTCGAAGTTACAGGCATTGGTAAGCAATTTTATTTTAAAGATGATTTTCTCCAATACAAAAAAGACGACCAAAATATTAGCGTCTTAAACCCTTTAAACTATTATTCTGTTTTCCCGAAAATACGATTCTTGACATGGACTTAAAATCTAATTATCAGGTTTTGCTTAATCTAGCAATTTCTATTATATTATAGCATCTTAATCAATTCTTAATAAGATGTTTTTTTTGTCACTTATCCACATAATTACAGGATAGAGTTTACACGTTTACTGATTGGTTAAAAAAAGTTATAATATAACTATAACTTATTTAATAAAAACATTATGGAAATCAATTACACAAATTCTATCGGACAAAGAGGTGAATTTTTCTTTAAAAATTTTCTTATAGAGAATGACATAAAATTTATTGACAATAGATTGGCAATGGTTCTGCAAGATAGAGAATACTACGATCAAATTCGTAAAACAACTATAAAATATAAAACACTAATTAAAAAACATCAGTTTGATTTTATTGTTAATAATTTAAATATAGAAATAAAAACCTCTAAAATACTTTATAAAAATACGGTTGGTTGTGTCTGGTCGAAAAATGATTTTAAAAATATTCATTATGTCATTTTATTTGTGATTGATAGAACATTGAATTTTCATAGCATGTATATATTCGATAATAAATACATAAATCAACACCCTGCGGTTAAATTCCAGCTCAATACAAGAAATAAAGTATTAAAAAGGCATTCTCCTATAACCGAAGAAGAGCTTTTAGCCCTGTTGATAACTTCTAATAAAAAAATATAATATTTTTTAAAAGATACTTTAACCCAATATTTACGGGGTATTGACATCAATCTTAAATTAGATTATAATTAGATTATAATTAAGTTAATAAATTAAACAAAAAACAAAAGTATGACATCCCCAATCAAAAGTGTTATTTGTCCAAACTGCGGTGTAATCAAATTCGCTGAGGAAGAAATTGATAACATCGAAGAAAACGGCGAGTGTCTAATCTGCGAAAGCATTAGACTAGACAACCAAGAAAGCTTATACGATGACGAAAGAGAGGAGGGAGTAAATGACTAAGAATATTCACGGGTGGCGAAAAAATAATTTATTCGTCTACCCCATAAAAAAGAAACGAGAGTATAAAATTTACATTGCTGAAATAATTCTAATTGGTGTTTGTCTAATGGTATATACTCAACATCAAATAAAAAAAGAATTTTTATTTAGTAAAGAAGAATCGGTTAAAATCTTAGACCATAAGTTTAATCCTAAAGAGTCGGTCATCGAAATTGAAGATACTGGAAGCGGAGTAAGAATAAAGAAGCCAGAAGAAATAATCTCCGAAGTTGCTAAAGAAGAAAACTTCAAAGATGTTGACTTGCTAATTAATCTTTGTGCTTGTGAGAGTTCACTAGGAGAAAGGATGCTTAACTCCAAAGGAAATAAACCAGTTGGCAGTAAGGACCGAGGATGGTTTCAAATAAATTCTTATTGGCATAAAGAGGTTACGGATGAACAAGCTTACGATTTAAGGTTTGCTACAAAATTTACAATTAATTTAATAAACCGCGGACAATTAAAACAATTTGTTTGCGCTAAATATATAAAATAATATGATGACTATCAAAAAACAACCACTAACCGAAAAACAAAAAGACGTGCTGGAAGCTTTCCAAGAATTTACAAAAACCCATGACTACTCTCCAACTATGAGAGAATTGAAAGAGGTTTTAAAAACTAATAGAGCATGGAAAGATAAAAGCATTAGTTCCATCCAAGCTTGTTTAAGAGGGATGAGAGCTAAGGGTTATATCAAGACGATGAGTAAGAGTAAGAAGTCAAGAAAACTTCAATTAGCTTAATTAATTAATTTTAATTTTTATGGAAAAATCATTAGTAGTTAAAAAGAATGAAATTAGACAATACGATTTGGGCGCTCCGAGTCAGATGACGGCCATGTCTAAGGTTCTGCAGGCCCACATCAAAGACCAAAAGCTATCAACCAACATTGCCGGCAAAGAATATACGCAGGTCGAAGGATGGCAATTTGCTGGTGGCTTACTCGGTTACATGCCTAAAGTGGTCAGTGTCGAAAATCTATCATCGGGAACTGAAAAGAAGTGGAGAGCTGACGTTGAAGTAATCCGAATGAAGGATGGTATCGTGATGGGAACAGGGGTGGCTATTTGCTCCAACACGGAAGCTAAAAAGAAAACCTTTGACGAATACGCAATCGTCTCAATGGCGCAAACTAGGGCCATAGGTAAAGCCTACAGGAACCTTATTGGGTGGGTTATGAAGATGGCCGGTTACGAATCAACCCCGACTGAAGAAATGACCAAAGTTGACCAAACACCTGCTGATTTTAACCCAGCCAAACAATCAGCTCCGGTTAATCCAGTTCCAGCCGTAAACGCCGACCAACTACTTTTAAAAATAAAAGACAAGTTGATGAAACTCGGAGCCAAGAACGAAACTGAGGCTTTAGAACTTCTAAAAAAGAAAACTGGTCTAGTTTGGAAAGGGTTTACTAATCATACCCCAGTGGCAATTAGAAACGCTTATTCATCACTTTTAAACGCTAAATAATATGGGAGAAATAAAAACAAGAAGTTTGTATAACGGCACTGTCAACGTAGAATTTAATGATGGAAATCACGCCTACAAAGTTAATGGCGAAAGGTGTAAAATTTCAGTAACGAGCGCTACAGGGATGATGGATAAACCAGCGCTTAAATTCTGGAGCGTGAAGATGATGAAAGAATACTTAATCAATTGGATAGGAGACATGGGTGTTCCAATATTTTCTATCGAGGAATTAAAATCACAAATTGAAGAGGGCTCAAAGGCTCACACTAAATTTAAAGACAAGGCAGCCGATTTAGGAACTCAAGTCCACGACTGGGCTGAACAATACATTTTATTTGAACTTAAAATCAATAAAGAAAAACCAGTTATTAAAAAGGACTTCGATGAAAGAGTTAAAAATGGAATTCTCGCTTTTCTTCAATGGGTAGATGAACATAAGATTAAATTCATCGCTTCCGAGAGATTGATTTATTCTAAAAAATATAAGTATTGTGGAATCCTTGACTGTAAAGCCAAGGTGGATGGTAAATTAACATTAGTCGATTTCAAAACTTCTAATTATATGGCCATTGAATACTTCGCCCAAGTTTCTGCCTACGCTTTCGCTGATGAAGAGGAGTCTGGAGATGAATACGACCATTGTCTGATACTTAAATTTAATAAAGAAACCGGAGACTTTGAAACCAAAGAAAGAAATAGGGATGAGATGATTGAAGATTTTAAAGCCTTTCGTGGATTGTTGGAAGTTAAAAAATGGTCTGATAAATATGCGGTTCCATTTGTAAAGAAATAGTTAAATATTATTATCCTTTTAATCGGTGTTTGCCGAGAGGAGAAATAACTTTAAATATATGAAAAAAATAGCAATGATTGCTTTATTCGGATTAATTTTATTCGGATTTAGCGCAGTAGCAAAAGCAAGTGAACCAACTTGTGATAACGGTTATCATTATGATTCCGAACAAGGAAAATGCGTTCTAACTTGGCAAGGAGACACTTTATTGGCTATCTTAGCTAACCAGTGTAAGGAAGTAGAATACACTCCTTGGACTGAATGTGATACTCGTTTTAACTTTCAATTTAGAACGATTATCAAACCAATCAATGGTTGCCGTCCTACAGGTATTCAACAAGCTTACCAATTGAAGAGATGCGGAAGTATAAATCTAGGTATTGAATAATTAATAAACAAACAATTGCCTTTTGGCACTGTATAATTTTAGGGGAATTATATACTGCCCACTTAATTGACAATTAAAATCAAAATGTTATAATTATAGTGTTCAAGGCACTAAAATTATATAAGCACAAAACCCGTGGTCAAAGCCTTGAACAAGCAGATTGCGGGTTTTGTGTATTTTGACTATATGACTAGAGGAAATAAAAAAGGATTCAAACACTCGGATGAAACCAAATAGAGAATTTAAAATCTTTATTAAAACAATAATATGTTTAAAGGAACGATTACAAAAATACATTTACCAAAATATAGCCGTAATGGCGGAAACTTTATTAGGCTAGAGTTTAAACTAGAGGGCGGAGAATGGGCCAAGACTGATTTAGTTATGGCTTATCGGAACTTTAGTCGTTGGAAGAACTTGCTTGAAGTAGGGGCTGATTTAGACGGCTTAGAGCTAAAGTCTAAAGGAGAGGTTAACGCTGATAGCTACCCAAGACTAATAACTCCTAAGGTAAGGGGAGACTGGAAACAAATGCCTGATGGTTCAATGGAGTTCATTACTTATCAAGATGAAATTAAGCCATTAGAAGAATTAAAACCTCAATTAACACAACCTAAATTAATTTAAATAATATGCCACCAATAAAACAAGAAAAAAAAAAGACGAAAAGTTAATCTGCGGAGTTTCCGAGTCCTATATTAGAAAAAAGTTTTTTAACAAAGAACTAGCCAAACTTTTAGCAGAAATTCAAGGAAGTCAAAAGATTACTGATAGCGACTTAATGGAACTAACTGACTTTCTTACCACCCTTAAATCCGATGACAAATCAGTGGCCGAAAAGATTATGGCCATTTTCCCAGAGTCTAAGATTATTGAGGGAGATGAGATTAAACCGCCAACAGTTGATGAGTTAATGAGTGGGGCTGATGACTCCGAATGGAGAGAAAAAGCAGATATGGCTATTAAGTTTATTTCCGACACCCTCGATAATCTTAGAAATTCAATTGCTAATAAAACTAAGATACCAGATAATTACTGGTTAGATACTGCGATTATTTTCATTAGTTTTCAAGATATTTTAGAACGTGACCGTATTTATAAGACTCAGCAATATTATGCCAAATTAACTAATATTATTGATGAGTGTGGATGTTCAAGACTTGAAGCTGAAAACCGTTCTAAGTTAACAAAGGAATACGCCGACCAAAAATACATCTCTTTACTTTTAGAGAGAATGGATAAGTTTGATATGATTTTAAAAAAGCGTGATGCTGAAAATAAATATAATTAACCTTATGTCTTTAATACTTCAAAACAAGAAACCAAATAGACTATGCGATGACTGCGGTTATGAAATTAAAGTCGGCGATCTAGTCTATTTAGAAAGTGATGTAAAATTTATTTGTAAAAACTGTGCTGTGGATAAAGTCCAAAATTTCCAAAAAAATCCAATAAAATAAAGGTGTTGACACCAACTATAAAAAGATTTACAATTTAATCAATTAAATAACCCCGCCAATAAGATAGAAGTATGAGCTTTAGCTTATATCAACAGTTAGAACCTTGGCGGGGCTAACAGTTGAATAAATTAAAAATCATACTTCTATTTTTTTTAACCTCTAGCCCGTGCTTAACCAGTGATTCATCATCACAAGAGGAACAATACTTTTACCCTTTTACAATCTCCACTACCTCCAAACTTACGCTTAACAAGTCTTAGGACAACGCTGATTAAAGACAAGCACTTGGGGTTAGAGAGAACATAGGAAAAGGGAACAACTTGAAGTAGTTAAATAAGTTGAACTAGTTAAATATATTAAAGTTATTCAATATGTCAGAAAATAAAGATAGAAATAATTGGGAAAAAAGTGAATATTCTAAAACTATTGGAATTAAACCTGATAATCTAGAATATATTAGAAAAATTAAGGGTAAGAAAAGTTTAGCTGGGATGTTGGATTTAATAATTGAAAATTTTAAAATAAAACATTAAATAAAAAATAATTAGTAATCCGTTATTATGGCGGTGCGAGTCGAGTAGTTATGATTACTGCCACTCGCTCCACCGTAATAGCGACAAATTTATGAAAAAAGTAATTGGCTACAAAGCCTTTAATGGGGGATTAAAATGTAGGGACTTCCAATATGAGATTGGAAAAGATTATAAATTGGATGGCGAAATTGGTATTTGTTCAAATGGTTTTCATTTTTGTAAAAACCCATTAGATATACTTACTTATTATCCATTGCTACAAAATAATAAATTGACTGAGTTTGGCATCATTGAAGCTTTTGGAAAAGTTCAAGATGACGAAAATAAATCAGTCACAGACGGTATTAGAATAACCGCTAAATTAGACTTACCGGCTTTAGTCAAAGCATCAGTTGATTTCATTTGGAACAAAGCGTCTAAAAAATCAATTTTCAAAAATACCTCCGCTACTTCTGGCGAATATGCTCACTCCGCTACTTCTGGCTATGGTGCTCACTCCGCTACTTCTGGCAATGATGCTAACTCCGCTACTTCTGGCCATGGTGCTCACTCCGCTACTTCTGGCCATGGTGCTCACTCCGCTACTTCTGGCTATGGTGCTCACTCCGCTACTTCTGGCTATGGTGCTCACTCCGCTACTTCTGGCAATGATGCTCACTCCGCTACTTCTGGCAATGATGCTAACTCCGCTACTTCTGGCCATGGTGCTCACTCCGCTACTTCTGGCGAATATGCTCACTCCGCTACTTCTGGCTATGGTGCTCACTCCGCTACTTCTGGCCATGGTGCTCACTCCGCTACTTCTGGCAATGATGCTCACTCCGCTACTTCTGGCAATGATGCTCACTCCGCTACTTCTGGCGAATATGCTCACTCCGCTACTTCTGGCAATGATGCTCACTCCGCTACTTCTGGCGAATATGCTCACTCCGCTACTTCTGGCAATCGTGCTAACTCCGCTACTTCTGGCTATGGTGCTCACTCCGCTACTTCAACGAGCGATGCGATTGCTTGTTCTATAGGAAGAAAAGCTAAAGCTAAAGCATCACTAGGTTCTTGGATTGTTATTGCTGAATGGAAAGAGGGATATAATTTTGAAGATGCTAAACCTTTATGTGTTTTATCTGCTAAAGTTGATGATAAAAAAATTAAAGCTGACCAGTGGTATAAAGTAGTTGATAAGAAGTTTGTAGAAACTGACGATAGCAACGAATAATATGATTACAGAACTTAAAGATAATCAAATTTTCGTATTTGGTAGTAATTTACTAGGGAATCATCTAGGGGGAGCGGCGAAACAAGCCTATGAACAGTTTGGAGCTGAATGGGGAGTTGGGGAGGGATTAACTGGTCAATGTTATGCTTTTCCTACACTGGATAAACAAATGAATAAGATAGAAAATAAAGAGTTACTAGAACACATTAAAAAACTTATTAAGTGTTGTGAAGATAATCAAGACAAAACTTTTCTATTAACTGCTGTGGGGACTGGAATTTGTGGACATACCCACAACCATATGATTTGTTTATTTAATAGATTTGAATTACCTAAAAATTTAGTAATGCCACTAGAGTGGACCATAAAACTATGACTAAACTTTGTAAAACTTGCGGACTAAAACCTAAATATGCCAATAGCAATTTCTGTTATTCTTGTCTAAAGGCTAGAACCAAGGAACAGAAAGAAGAAAAGGCACGACTTAAGAAAGAAAGACACGAGTCCACTAAAGGCTTTAAAGAGTCGCTACGCAAGACTTTACATAAAAAGGCGTGGAAGTTAATGAGTGAGATTGTAAGACGCACAGGGGCTAATTTAGACGGCTACAACGAATGCTACACCTGCGGAGCGGTTAAGCATTGGAAAGAATTACAAGCCGGACACTTCAAACACGATAAACTTGACTTTGACCCTAGAAATTTAAAGCCTCAGGATAGCCAATGTAATAAATATTATTCTGGTAAATTAGATGTTTACGCCGAGAACCTTATAAGAGATTATGGCTTAGAATGGTTTAATCAATTAGTAAAAGACGCTTGGAGTCATAAAGGTTATTCAGTAGAAGATTTAACGGCGATCATAGAAGATTTAAAAATTAAGTTAGAAGAATTAAACAGTCATCACTAAGTGGGAACCAGTAGCGAGAGAAAGATGTGTGGCTAATAAAATAATATAATTTATATGAAAATTAAAGAAAATTTACAAGAAGTTCAAACAGCAGATTTTTGGTATGATTTATCTAAAGGTGGTTATTTAGACCCAGAGAAATTATGCGAAAACGAAGATGATGCTAAAAAAGTAAGAGAAGCCATTAAAGTAGTTGAAGAATTTGAATCAAGTTGTGAAGAACAAATAGAAGATTTCTTACTATAACTCAGCCACATCTTTCTTTCACTATTGGTAAATTGTTTGTTGATAAGAGGTCTTGAAAAGCGTATTTATATTTAGTTCTTTTATACGCTACCTCAATATTACAAACTGGGTGAATAAAGTAGCCCAGTTCTTACCAGCAAATAATTACTATTGGTAAATTAAATGTAAATTATATGAAAACAACGACACGAGAAAAAAACAATTTATCAATGATACTTGAATGGTTATGGGCAGTTATTGTTTTAATTGGAACAACTTACTTAGTATTTTGGGTAGGAATAAGTGGTTGGTGGTATTTACTTTCTTGTTATTTAATGACATTTACTTTGTCTAAAAAGAAAGTAGAAATAGAAGATTAAACTTAATATTGTTTGTTGAGTCGGTATAATGAGTCGTAAAAAGCTATTACGATAACTAATTAGATGAGTCTAGTTAGGTAGCCACAATACTTGTATGAGCAAAGGTGGACATTATACTAGCTTAGCAAATAATTAAAGTGTTATAAGAGATTTAATAATTAAGTATATTTATATGAGAATTTTAATAGCTTGTGAAGAAAGTCAAGCAGTATGTAAAGCGTTTAGAAAATTAGGTCACGAAGCATACTCTTGCGATATTTTAGATTGTTCCGGCGGACATCCTGAGTGGCATATTAAAGGAGATGTTTTAGAACAATTAGATAAAGGTTGGGATATGATTATTGCTCACCCTCCTTGCACCTATTTAACTGTTTCCGGTAACGCTTGGTTTAATGTAGAAAAATATGGAGATAAAGCGATTGAAAGAACTAAGAGCCGGGAGGAAGCGATTGAGTTTTTTATGAAATTTGTTAATGCTAAGTGCGATAAAATAGTTATCGAAAATCCCATTGGAGTTATTAGTAGTAGATATAGAAAACCAGACCAAATAATTCAACCTTGGCAGTTTGGTCATCCTTATACTAAAAGCACTTGTTTATGGATAAAAGGATTGCCACTATTGAGTCACACTAATGTTTTAGAAAAACCTACTACTGGTTGGTTAAACCAATCCTTTACTCCAAGCGGTAGATATGGAGGCTTTAATGGAAAATTTAGTGGAAGCAGTGAAAGAAGTAAAACATTTCAAGGAATAGCAGATGCTATGGCAGAACAATGGGGATAGCCCCACCCCCTCCCAACCATAACCAGTCGGCAAGTTAATAAATGTAATATAATTTTATGGCTATAATAGCTTTTGATGTAGATGACACTTTAATAATTCCTAGTATTGCTACAAGTTCAGATATTGATACCCCTAATTATGAAACTATTGCTTTATTTAGATGGTTTCAAGCTCAAGGAAATAGAATGATAGTTTGGTCTGGTGGTGGGGTTGATTATGCTAAAATGTGGGCTAATAAATTAGGACTTTTCCCTTGCGAAATAAGAGTAAAACAAAAGACAGATGATATAGATATTGCCTTTGATGACTGTGATGTTGATTTATCTAAAATAAATATAAAGGTTAAGCGTTTAAATAATAATCGTTCCAGAGAACAATGGAATAAGCATAACTAACATCCCCCTACAAAAAGAATGCTGTCGGAGTGGAAATTGAGCCATTTGGGATGCTCGCCCAACACTCCGGATTATTTTCGACATTTGTTTGCCTCAAAAAATAAATATTACAAAATAAGAGTTTACGCTTCAATCGGCCATGACAACATGACCACAGCACGTTCTTTAAAAAAGACTCCAATTAAGGAGTCTTTTTATTTACAAAATATTCATCGCTCTAATGGCTTCAAATCGTCTCTGGGGACTCTTACTTGTTTTATGCTCCCAAGTATCAAGTCTCATATATCTGTCTTTAAAAATAATCTTTTCTGCCTTTTCTTGGCACTCTCTCAAAGCTTCCGAGATAGTATAACCGTGATGACAAACAATAAGTATTTCATTTGAAGTTCCAGCCATTCTTAAATCATACCCCTCACAATAAGCATCAAATAAGTAAACATCTTTCTCAATATTCTCTGGGATATAAATAGGGAGTCCAGTGTAGAAGTCATCAGTAAACATTGTAATTGTGACACCAAAACCTTTTTTAGCTTTAATATCGGAAATTCCGTCAATCATATCAGCGCAAGTTTGCATCATTGTTTTATTACAAAGGTTTTTATGGAAATTTACCATAGCATTATAACCACAACGGAAACAGAATTCTAAGAAATAAACCTCATTAAAGTCACCGATTAAAACATTAGCATCGGCCAATCCAGTATAGTTCATTTCCTTTAACTTACTAGCCATTTTACCAACAGTCATCTTATAAAGTTCGGACTCTAAAGGTATTTCAAAATCAACGTCAAAGGCACAGCCAGTTGCTCGGCCCATTTCTTCTTGATAAGCTTTTTTGTTTTCAAAGTTAGCGTGAGCGAATACCGCATTACCTTTAATGAAATATGCCTCAACATTTACTTCAACTCCTTTAACCATCTTTTGAAGAATATAAGAAGAGGTGCATTCATCATTTTGAAACGCTTGAATAAAATCTCTAACTTCTTTATTAGCCTTAGCTGGTTCTTCGTTAACTGGAACATAGGTCTTAGAATTATCTGACGATCCGTTTGGTTTAAAAACATAAGCATCTTCCTCGTGTTCCTCTAAAAATGATATTCCCTCATCAGCACCGCTAAATTCTTCCTGCTCTGGGCTATGTAGTCCGCAAGACTCAGCAAACTCCATTCCAAACTCTCGGTCATTTTCTAGGTCATCGGTAAATTTAGAACCACCCCAAACTTTAAATCCTAGTTTTCTAAGCTTCTCGCCAGAGTCAACATTATGATTTCCGTCAAACACAAAATAGTGTTCTTTGTATTTATTTTTACTAGCCATCAATTCCTCTAAAGGTATTTTTTCAATCATTCCCTCGCCAGTCATTAAATAGGCTTTTTCTTCCTTGTCGTCTTTAAATTCTTGACCACCATAGGCAATAATAACTTCGCTTCCGTTTTCTTGTTCGTCCAATGCGAAACCTAGTCCACTAAAATCTTTCGTGACGAGGACAAACTTTCTTTTATTGTCTTTTTCTTTTGGGATGTTAATAATCATATTTTTAATTATTTTATTTTAGATTGACCCTCTAATATTCCTTTACTAGGAAGCTCGATAACATTTTTTGGAGCTGGAAGCCCTAAAATACTAACTGGTTCAGCAGTCTTTTTACCGCCAAACTTTTGTATTTCCCCTTTCTCAATGGTTGACGGGGCTTTAGCTGGTAAATTTATAGGAGTTTCAATACTAACTTTGGAAGCACCTGGTTTTGGTTCGGGAAGTTGTAGTAATGGTTTTTCTTTAGCTCCTAATGCTTGGGTGATAGAAGTAACATCTGCTTCTGGTATCTTCTTTTCAAGAGTTTTAAACATACCTCTTAAAATAGCATCTGGGCTGTTTAAGTTCTTATAGAATTGTTGAACGGCTTTAATACCAAATGAAGAAGCAATTGAGCCCGGGTTTAAAGTAACTAATCCTCTTAACATTTCGCCAGAAGCGGCCATATCGCCAAATACATCATAAAGGCCTTTAGGAGCTTTCTTTGCCTCTTTAAGGGCCATATTCATAACATCCTTTTCAATGGCTTTAAAGTTTCCGTATTTATTTTTAAGAGCCTGATAACTCATATCAGTTTCTCCGCTTATCAATTCGTCCATTGAAGTTCTTAAACGAGAAGAAACAAAAGCCTTAATTTGGGCATCTGCTCCACCGTTTCCAGTTCTATAAAAATTCTGTAAAGCCTCATTAGCTTTTTTCAAAGACTCTTGAGCTTCTTGTAAACTATAGCTTCCTGAATTTCTTAAATTATCAGCCTCTTGCAAAAACTTTTGATAGACTTCTGGGTATTCTGTTTTTAAAACCTTATTATCTTTTACAAAAGCAGTCATTTCATCAGCAACTTTTCCTAAATCAACTTTAACATTATTCCCTGCTGACCGCTGTAAATTATCATAAGCATCGAATACTAATTTTTTACCATTATCAACGGCCTGAACAGTGCCGTCAACAACGCTAGGCATTTTACTTAGTTTAGTGACGACTTCCCCAGTTTCTTTATTAACAATATTTAGCTTACTAAAATTTGAAAGAATATCGTGTAAAGCCTCGGAAGCCTTAGAAACATAACCTTGAATACCACCAGCATATCTAATATTAGCGGTGCTGGGTTTAACAGCTTTTAAGAAGTCTTTGCCAACAACAGTCTCAACTTCTTTAGGAATGGCGGCCTTAGCCTCATTAGCTACAATATCTTTTTCAATAGAAGTAAGAGTTTTTCCACTTCCACCTAAAAATAAAGTTCCAACATCGACGGTAGCATTAATATTTGCCGCCAATCTTGGATTCTTTTGTGCAAATTCACTATAAGCAGAAAACCCTTTACTAAGAACTTCCATTGCTTGATTTCTTTCTTTTTCTTTTTCAGCAACCGCCTTAGGATTCAGCGTTGCCAAATCACTCATTCCTTTTTTAAATGAAGATGCTTCGTATAGAGATTTAACTGTTTCAGCAATAGGAGTAAATAAGGCCTTTACACCCGCTCCTGTGGCTTGTAAGGCTGTTTCAGGTAATGTTTGTCCTTTAACTGGGTTTAAGTTAAGAGCGCCTGCTGTAGTGGCTCTACCAGCGATGTCCTGTAAGTCTTTAGCATAACCTTTAGCTGGGTCAATAATTGCTTTATTAAACCAGTTGCCTAAACCACCAATAACTTTTTGAACTCCTGACTGTTCTTTTGGTTGTTCGACTGCCCCTGTTGTTGGATTTAAGACCATTCCATTTTTAGCGGCGATGTCCTGTTTCTTTTGATTTTGTTCTTGTGTTGCTGATATTGGTTTAGGAGTAGAACTTGGCACCGTGCCAGCATATTTTTGAGATAAACGAGCTAAAATATCGTTATCGTTATTAATCATTGGGTCTTTTCCGAATAAAGCACGTGATTTTTCTACCTTAGATTTTAAATCAGGGCTTATTTTTCCAAGATTATCTAAAATTTGAGTGTCTGAATAACCAGCCGCTCTTGATTTGTCTATCTTTTCATTAAAGTTTTCAAAAGTTGATAAAATACCACTTCCTCCCTCGTGTTTGTAAATAGCCTTAACAACCGCTTTTTGTTTTTCTGGGTCAAGAGAATTATAGATTGATTGAGCATTATTGTAATCTACTTTTTTGCCACTTAATTGGCTTAAGGTTGAATGAATAGAACCCGCTCCACCATATTTAGCATTTCCATACCAAGAAGCTATCTGCCCACCTTTTAAGAGGTCAGCAGAAGCTTTGAATCCTACAGTTGGATTAGCATATTTAATCGTTGAGGTAGCGTCAGTATCAATACCAGCTGTGCTATCTCCAATAGTATAATCAACGTCTTTTTTATAACCTAAGCTATCAAGCTTGGCCAAAACAACTGGGTAAGCTTTATTTGCTATTGGGTTATTCGAACGATCGGTGCGCATTGTCATAAATTTATGATTAATCCCAAATTGAATCAAAGCTTGTATCTCCGCTTCCACCACCTCCATCAGTTGGGGTTGTTGGAGTGACGGGTGTTTCTGGTGCACCTCCATAATCAACTATGTCCTGTCTTAATTGACTCTCAGTAGATGTTTGACTTTCTTTTACATTTTCCATATCAACTTTCATAGTATCAATAGCAGACTTTAACTGTTCTAAGTTCATAGCAGAACTCAATAAAGCGGCAGCTTCTTTTTGGGCTGATTCAGTTAAACCAGCGACAGATCCAGCAGAACCAGAAGCGACTTTAGCATATTCTCTAGTAGCAGTAAATAAAGCAACTTCAAAGGCAGTCAAATCTTTATTACCTAACTTACCATTAACCCAATTAGTGAATTTATTGGCATCAGGCATTTGATATTTATCAAGTTTTGAAGCAAGAGTAAAGGCATAATCGGCATTTTTAATTGCGGCCTTTTCTGCTTGCTCAGTAGCGGCGTTAAGTTTTGTTTGATTTGTAAGAGCAGCAGCGGCAGATTTAGCAGCCATTTGAGAAGCAGCAACTTGTTGTCCAGACTTTCCTTGAGTTGCGGCCATATCAGCAACAGCTTTGTAGAATTGGGTTCTAGCAGCCATACCAGCAACCCCCATACCAAATGATGGGACTTTACCAGTTGTCATATATTCACTAGCCATGAAATTTACTGTTTCAGCGTCTAAAGTAGCACCAGCACCTTTCTTTTGTTGTGTATATTCAATCATTGAACCAGTAAATCCAGCTTTAACGGCGGCGTTGTATTCTTTAACCGCAGCAGGTGCTTTAGCATTAGTTTGCCATTCATCAAAAGTTTGAGGAACTTTACCTGCAGCCTTTTCTTGAGCAGCATAATACTCATAATCTTTTTGATTTGTGGTGGTAGCGCCGCTGATTCCCGGTGTAATATCTTTATAAGTTCCATCAGGCATTTGTTGAAGCATTTTCCCATCAGTAGTCTTGGCAATTTGTTCTCCTTGATAAGAAGCAAAAGGAACGTTAACGGTGTAATCTTTTTCAGTGCTCTTTCCTGTTTTTGGGTCAAAAGTAATTCTTTTAATTACAGTAGAGTTACCATCGGCAGATGGCATTGGAACTTCTTTGACAGTTGGTTTATTTGGGTTGTTATCGTTCGAATCAATATAAGAAGCTAATTGATAATCCGAAAAACCAGTCTGATCTAAAAGATTTTGATAAAGACTTGGGTCAGCCGCTTTAATTTCATCGGAAGATTTACCGAGCTTAGCAAGGGTGTCTAAATTTGAAATTGCCGAGGCCTTAATATTTGCCCTATCGGTTGTTATATTGTTGGCCAGTGTCATTGCGTTAGTAGCAACGTTTTGCATAACATCAGCAATATCTTTTGCCATTTGAGAAGTTGCCGTTGCGTAAGCTTTTTCAGTTGTTTTTTGAGAGCCTCTTACAGCACTAGCGCCAGCACCGACTCCGGCAATTTGACCTGAACCAACTAAAGCATTAATAGCCGCCTCTCTACCAGCCGCCTCAGTATCAGCTTGGCCTAAAACATTTTTATAATAACCCTCAATTTTAGAAATAACATCTTGCTCCTTTGATGCCATTGAAGAATAAGCATCATTATAAGTATCCTTAAAAGTAGGAGCTGGAGCTGTTGGAGTCGCTGGGGTTGCTTCTGGTAATTTAGTGGCAGGAACGGCTGGCTGTAAAGTTGTTGCCGGTAAATTAGCAATAGCGCCTGGAGTTTTATTAGGGTCAGTTGGCGTTCCACCCAAATTTAAAGCTCCTGCTGCTGGGGCCGGCGTAGGTGCTACTGGCGGAGTAAAGACTGAGTATCTATCTCCTTGTTTAGAATAAACATCATCATAAGCTTGCTTGGAAACAGTTATTGGGTCTCCACCTTTAGATGTTTTATCTGTGATTTGAATTGTATCTGCCATATTTTTACTATTATTTTGTTTTAAATTATTTTCTGATACCAAATGCAGTCCAATAGACTTTATAATCAGTTAAAGTTCCATCATTGCAAGCGGTATAGTTGATAAGAGCCGTGGAGGTTCCGACATTAACTGGATTTATCGAGCCATCACAGGTTGTTGTCCCCTGAAAATGAGTCACCAAAGAATTACTTTGATTAAAAACTACATTAACAGGACCCTGTAAATAACCAGTATAGGTTAATGTGCTGCTTCCTGTGGTATATTTACCATTTCCAACAATTTTACTTCCGCTTGAAGTAGTATCGGCAGCATAATAATCAAAAGTAATTAAATATGGAACCACATTTAAACTATGAGTAATAGTAGTGGTAGATACTGAAGCATTTGGGGTAACGTCATAACTACCCTTTGCAATAACAATAGGAGAGACGGCAAACGTAGATGTTCCTGTCACGTTTAAATTATTAAGCGTGGTTGTGGCAGTAAAACTGTTGCTACCGCTAAAAGTATAATTGCCAGTTCCATCTATAAAGGTTGGGCTGATTAAGCCAGTCGAACTCGCCCTTACAACTTTATTAGCTCCAGTCGTAGTCGCTACTTCTTCGCTGTTTAATGCGATTGGTCGAGTAGAAGAAGAAGCATTAGAACTTAAATAGGAAATACCTTTAGAAACCGAAGAAGCGTCAACTCCACCAGAAACTACTATTTTATTAACATAGTCCACATTTGCGGCCGAAGTAGTGGCAGAAGATGCTGGCGTAGTAATAATACCAGTCAAAGAACCATTAATGTTTAGATTATTAATACCGCTAATTGTGCTAGTGCCAAATGTTAATCCTCCTGGCGTGGTATCAAGACCGCTTAAAATACGACCAAATTGTTGTAAAACTGGAAAGTCTGTAATTTTTACATCAGCCCCATATCTATGGGCATATTTCAAAGAAGTATAGGAGGTCACTCCATCAGAACCAATACCGCGAGTCATTGAAGTTATTACTGTAGAAGAAGCGGTTCCACAAACGTATTCAGCAGTATTTAAACCGCTATCAATAGTAAAACAGTAATTACCAGATAAAGATAAACCATCTCTAGTCTTTCCTGAAACTAACGTCATTGCTGAATCAGTTTTTCCAATTGCGGTAGCTAAAGAAGTTTCAAATAAAGCTGGGGTTTGGTTAATAACAGCACCAAGCATTTCATCACTTAATAAATGATAGCCGAGTTTACCTGTGTAAAAATTTGATTCAACAGAACCAATTAAAACAATTTTTTTAGTCCCATCCAAATTAATTAGAGTTGCCTTGTTAACTGTGATAGCTTGAGTTAACGCAGGAAATAACAAGAGCAAGATAATTAATGACTTTGTTAGTTTTTTATTCATATTTTTAAAGTTATTATTCAACATTTGAATTCATTATATGAGACGATTTATATCTAATATCTTTTAGTGTGTATTCATCAACGGAAACATAGCCTACACCGCTTCCATCAATTTCCATCCCATCTTCATCTAATTTTGGTTCGGCTTTGAACATCACTGAAACCCTATTAAAGTGATCGGAACCGATTGTTATTTCCATTTCATATGGATAAGCATAAACAGTTCCACCACCACCAACTACATTTGTTCCCATCGTAGGGCCACCGACCTCTAATGGAACCCCTTTGTTTACATACTTGCCATCGCCATCAACATCTCCCCACTTCACTGGTTGACCACCATCAAACGATAAATAAACTCCTAAATTTTGTGATGGCTGTATTAAACCTTTAACTACAAATTTATTAAAAGTTTTAATTCCGATAGCCCCCAAAAAAGATGGAGCTGACTTCCAGTAGTTATTTATATTATACCCTAAATCATCAAAACCGGAAAATAAAATAAGTGGATTTCCTGAAATAGAATCTCCTGCGAGTAACGCTCCGTAATAATTAGCAAAACAATCTGAGCGTAAATCTAATAAATCAAATGCTCCTGTCTTTTTATTCATTAAATACATTCTGTTATTTGCAGTGTCAGCGACTCCGTTAGTAAGAGCTTTGCATTCAAGAACATAATAGTCTCCCCACTCATAAACTACGTCTCTATCGTGAGCGTTAATAGTTAAATCTAATTGGTCAGAAATTGAATCAGGAATAATAGCAGGGTTTGTTCCTGATGTAGAAGCTTGCATCACTAACTGTCTAAGAGTTGGGTTTGCTTGATTTAAAGTATCTAAATATAAAATACCATCGCCAGTAGCAAATCCCGCGCGCCAATAAGGAATGCCAACTCCATTACGATAAATAATTTGAGATGATTGAGTGACATCATTGTCTACAATAGATAATTGGTAAGTGCCAAATTGATGAATGCAAAAAAGAATACCAGATAAAGGAAAAACATTCATAAGTGGTCCAAATCCAGGTTGACCATAAATAGATGGATGAGAAGCTACTGGAGCGGAAATATCAGGCACAAAATAAGCTAAGCTATTTTTAGTAGAATCTTCTTCATTATATGAAAGCAAAAGGGTATAAGTATTTATTGGTGCAGTGTTAAAAGTCACTGTATAAACACCAGTAGAATAATTAATATTACCAGTCCCGCCCTGTAAAGATGTTAGATTTCCATTTCCATCATCTCTAAAAGCTTCGTCTTTACCTACAAATCCACCAGAAGTATAAGCCGTGAATGAATTGGTGTTTAACCCTATTTCAAATTCAGCTGAACTTATTACAGAAGTGACAACAACAATTAGATTATTTATTTCAGTCATTCCTAAGACACCAGTAATACTAACAATATCTCCAATTGCTAGACCGTGACCAGCAGAAGTCACTTTAGCGGAAGCAGCTTTAGTTATGGCAGTAATGGCAGTTGGGGTAGCAATAGGAGCGACAATAGAAACAGTAAATAAAGTTTGAATAGCTAAATCTTTTGTTATAGTTCCTGTAAAAGTTTTAGT